CGGGAGAAGCGTTATCCTTGGGAACTCAAAAGCTCCCATGCGCTCCCGCGAGAGCTAAACACCGTTGACAATCAAGGTTGGCAGTATGGTTGTTCCACGTATATTGAAAGTCAACGCAGATGATGTTGTTGCGGATCTTTGCGTAAAAGGCGTTGTATACGACGACGGCACCCAGGAGACGTTCAAATAGAAAGGGGAGCCAAGCCCCCCCCTTTTACTGGATACCGCTGCTGTATATCATTCGTCGACCTAATCGGGCGTTTGTTTTCCCTTTAGTCTTCCTTAGAACGTTTCCTCGCTCTGACGGCAGCAACAGCGTTAAATACTTTCGCTGTCATTAATAGCTGACCCGACAAAGCAATTCCCGTCAAGACTGCATAGACCAGAAAGAAAATTCCAACCGCTGACATTAACCAGAACGGATAAGTTATAGTGATCATCGCTATCAGAATCGCCACGGTCTGGAATCAGGATGAAATGAAAAAAATTAACCTATAAACAGTCAGAAACGTAGAGTTCTTCGCTCCATCCTCAGCAAGTGCATCAAAAGCATCGGACGATGAAAACGCCAGTGCAATAGCCATGCCTCCCATTGAAAAGCCCAACATGCTCGGTATCACGCCAAGGGCTAGCGACGGCCATCTCAGTCCATCGCTCCCGGTTGCGGTCCAAAGTGGAAAACACAATATGGTTATAGCAATCGCGATGTAGATATAGGGTGAGCACAACAGTGCACTGCGCCCACCATACAACCCCCCCCAGTAGGTCGAAAACACCCTACAAGCGGGGTGGCCTAAGAAGCGTTTCCACCGCGACTGACATAATTTCCGCAACCGCTGAACCAAATTGGCCGACCTTTTTCTTAATTGTACGGGGGTATTCTTTCGTACTGAGATCAATCCTCGTACCATCTTCTTCATACCCCCCCGCGCCTTGTACAAACCCGTTGTGCTCTGCCACTTCCGCCTCAGTTCTTGTTTCCTCATCCGGTGTGATACCACCGTTCTCAGTTGCAGCTACAAGGACTTTATCTTCGCTACGGACCCCCCCCATACCCTCAAGACGCTCAAGAATTCTTTCTACGTCCAAGTCATCCGCGTTCGGGCGCACAATATGAATACGTAAGCGCTTCAACTTCGACATGGAGAATATTCTTCTAAGAGTATCCTCTTCCGGAATTGTCGTCACCTCGACAAGTGGAGCATCATTACCTTGAACAGTCGGGCCCATCAAAAGTTCGAGTATTCTACGCGCCTGCCTGGGCGAGAGCTTTTTTCCTAAATCGTTTGATGTCTCAATAAACAATGAGTGGTCTTTTTCCCTAAATACATAAAGGAAAACCTTGCTATTAAATCCGACATTGTTTGGAATATCGATGTCGAGGTCGTTGAAATCGACTTCTTCGAGCTTGTCCTTAAAAACAGCTGGCTCGCTCTTGTCGATCTCGACCCAGCATACGATGCGACCTCTCAAGAAGCCGTCTCGTTCTCTAACAGGTCTGGAAATGGTGGCGAAATGGGAACCCCAGTAGTTGACAGGCTGTAACGCTGCTCTATTCAAGAGCTCCTCGTAAATGCCGTCTGGGTGCGGGCTCGCCGCAATATTCAAAATTGCATACTCAACGGTTGCTTCGTCGCTCATGATTGCCCCAAGAAAAATTAACCCACAGCAATTCAATCATTTTGGGTGCAAAAAGCGAGTCCAAAAATCTCCATCTTTGGTTGAAGGTTAAAAGTGGCCCGTATGGCGCTCCTTAGCCTGGCAGCCTGCTCCGCCATCTAGCCGCCCTCGAAACACGCGCTATAATCCCCCGAAAGAGGGAAACCACATGAAAGCACTCGTGTTCGCAAGTCTCGTCCTGCTTGTTCTTTCCGGTTGCGCAAGCAATCGCGCACCTGACCCTGAGTACAAAGAAGTTCGCTGCAAGCAGTTGCTCAGTCGGACGGAATACCCGGCCATTCGAGAAATCGAGCGCGTACAAGCCAGAACCGAAGCGGCGCAGTTAGGTTGTTATCAGAAGACCTAAACGCGCTTTTGCGGCCTGTCGCTTTTCTTTCGATAGAGCCTTTCATCTGCCAGAGCTAAGACTTCCTCGAAAGTCTGCCTTGGCTTGCAAGTTGCAAGGCCCACCGAAACAGATAACGGCAATTCTTTGTCCGGCCTTTTCTCGTTCAAAAGGCCGGACGCTCTTGAACTGATATCTGCGACCGCAGAATCAATGTCACATATTCCTGCTTTCGGTACGAACGCGCAGAACTCATCACCTCCGATGCGCGCAATCAGGCTGTCGTTCGACAAGCAAGCTTCCAATGCCTGTGCAACCGAAATTACGGCATCATCTCCTGTTGGATGCCCGTATTGATCGTTGATCCGCTTTAAATAATCGATATCAGCAATCAAAAACCATCCGCGAACACCTGCCTTGTTGGCTGCATTAAACTGCTGGATAAAACTTCTCCGGTTGAGCAGGCCAGTTAGCGGGTCAATACTGGCTACTCGCGCCAGTTCATTCGCTCTCTTCACCGCAACGCGGTAAGACTGTTCCAGTTTTTCCAATCGTGAAAACCAGAAAACGCCCAACGGTATCGCGATAAGAAACGGAAGTAAGAGACGGACTACAATCGTGACAGTGTCAGAACGCGCACCAATTAAGACACGTATCCCTGTCGAGAGCGAAATCGAGATGAGCGCTGCTATTACGGCAACCAACGCCGTGCGTTTCCAAACGTAACTTGATGGCGCCCGCAAAAACCCAGCCCTCAATAGGTATACCCAGCAAGTCGCTTAACGCTTCTTATATGTTACTTCAACAATCATTCCCGTTTCTTTCTCTTAAACCCACGCAACAGCGATGCAACGCCATGCCCGTCACTGGCAGGGGGGGTTTCGTTCTTCAACTGGTCGCTGGATTTGGTTTTTTGGCCTGCCCGCGTGACAGCAAGGATGGCGTTATCCAGTAAGCAGATTAGTTCGACCTCCCATGTCAGCATCGAAATGCCGTGAACACGGCTATAGGCGTCGATCTCTCCATACGAGATCGGATTTGCAGACATCCCGACTGATCGGCGGGCGTTCAGATCGAGGAACCAGCCCCAGACGTGCCGTAAATCGTCTGGGAAGTCTGGCAGGACGGTCGGCCGTCGTTTAGCGAAGACGGCCTCGCCGAACGAAATTAGCTCGCTGGCGAGGCTTTCACGAAAGCCAGTTGATTATCCGCCGCAGCGTCGATTTGCTCGGCAATGAACCACAAATCCGGGTTGATCAGCACTGCCCGGACGTTTTCCGTCGTGCATTCAATGGCCTTCCCGCCTCGCTCGAATCCTTCCCACGAAAGAACAGCGGCCACCATCACATCAACTGCGCGATCTTCAATTTCTTCGACCGTCTGGACTTTCTTCGGATTGCGCTTCTGGTCGCGAATGTTGGCATTAGCCAAGCGGCGCTGGACATCACGAACGCGTTGCGACTGATACGATGCAACGCGAACTTTCATGCCCAGCTTCTTGCCAGTGGTTGGGTGAACGATATCCACCTCGAAACCTTCGTCAAATGCCTTAGCCGCGCCGTCAAATACTGACAGATCCATCTGTGAACTTCCTGTTGATACGCCTGTGGAGAAACGGTTGATAAACTGTTGGAATTACGGGGGGGTTCCGGCAGTGGCTTCCTGTTCAAAAATGGCGGTCGTAATGCCGAGATTGAAGGTCGTGGTGACCACATCATCGGCTTCGCCATAGCTTTCCTTCGCCGACTGCACGAGCGCGTGAAAATAGAACTCGGTTGGGGGGGTTCCGGTTTCATCTGGCGCATCGTTCGCGATGATGCGAATTGCGTAAGCCAGATTGGTCTTTTCAGCCGCCCTCAGCGCGATCTGACCTGCGTCGAGAGGATCACGGCCACATACCAGGGCGAGTACGCCAGCATCGCGAGCACCCTTGAGATGGCGCACACGGGCATCGGAAAGGCTGGTGAAAGTGACGTCGTTCGCCTCATCACCGAATTCGCCGAGGTTCTGAACTTCACCGACGGGCACGTAGGCCAGCGCCTTGTACGCTGTGATGATAGCGGCCTCATTGGCGCCCGTGACAGGGGGGGTTGCAGGCCCGATCGCAATCGTAGAGCCCGAAGCAGTTGTAATCATGGGTCTTCTCCATATGAAAAAAGCCCCGTTATGGGGGGGGCTGTTAACGGCTCAGGCCGGATGAATGTTATGCGAAACAGTCGTATGAGATCGTCACAGGCACTTGCCAGTACGTCGCATCGCTGAACCCCTGTGCGATGTCAGGTGCCTTGGTGATGCGAACGGTCAACCCGTCTTTCGGCAGTTTTAGGTCGGTCGGGAAATGCTGCGCAACCTTGCCTGCGTTCTCCGTCGACTTCGTTGCCCCACCGTTCAGAGGCAGGAATACATCTATCTGAAGAATGCCCCGCCTTTGATGAGGCTCAGTCGATCCGACGAACCGCCGTCGCGAGGTGTTCGGCACGTGCGTCACGCGCAGATATCCCGTAGCGGGCCGCTGGAACGCGATGTTGGGCCAAGCGACCGGAAGCGCAGGATTAAGCACCAACGACGCCACGCGCTCGAATAGAGCGTTCTCTATACTCTTCTCGATCGTCATGTCAGAGCTTGAGCCTTTGCTTCACTTCTTTGGCTTTGGCGGCAACGATTTCTTCCCACCGCTGAGCGATGAGCGTAACCCACGGGCGCGGAGCCGCGCCCTTGGCACCATAGTGGACATACGCCGCGTAGTTCGCGGTATAGCCGAGATAGATGGTATCTCCGAGGTCCGCGCTATTGATGACTAGGATGACTGGTTGCAGATCAGGCGGAACCGACCCGCCGGGATTGTCTCGATACAGCCTTGGCATGGCTTCACGTGACGCCATCAGAGAGGCACGAAGAAAGCCGGTTCGCCGGTATTTCTCAGACGATGGCTGGTCATAGACCATATCAGCCAGCAGTTGGTCCATTTGGCTGACCAGTTCCTGCGCGCTCTCCTTGAAAACGACCTCAAGCGCGCCATCGACTTTAACGGCCCACTGCCCGACGTTTGCGGCAAAAGACCTGGCCATTATTCCACCAACTGAGCGACGAAATCGATCTTGTATTCGGCCACGCACTTGCATCCGATCTTGTGCCGGGCCGGAATGCCTAGAGCATGCGGATACATGATCAATGTGCCGTCTGGCGCGACGAATGGTTGGTCGTACCTGACCGTCTGCCCCTTCATTGCGACGTGCTGCGCTCGCGGGTGCTCCTGCGGTGTGTGTCGCCAAGTCTTGGTGACGATGTCTGCCGAGAGAATACCGTTATCGATCTGCTGGCGAAAGGCTATGTCTTTTGCCGCTGCCATCGCATCGAATGTTTCATTCAGGGCAACCGTGTCGGCCCTAAGCTTCAGTAGGCCCGCGCTATAACGATTGGCGATCCTGTCCACGACATCGGCCGGCAATGGGGGGGTTTGCTCCTTAAGAGCTTTCGTCACCGTTCGGTCAAATCGCTTGTCTCGCCGGCCGCGCTTAAGATAGTTCCGCAAAAGCGCAGGATCGCCGGAAAGAAGCTCGTCACGAGCGCTCCGTACGAACAGGGCCTGTGCTGCCGTCAGACCGACAATCCCGCCTTCTCGCGTTCCAGTAGCCCGGTTTACTGGCCCAACGATAGATTTGGCGGCCTTCGTCGGATTGTCGCCGCGAGCAAGGCTATCCGTCAGAGCAGTACGAATGCTTTCGACCTGATCAGCTACAATTCCTGAAACGAGACTGGCCGAATGATCGCGCAGCCAATTTTCAGCAACCACGTTCCGAGCATCCCAACGAATGACCACAGTATGGCCTTCCGGGTCTTTCAGTGCCGGCATGGTCGAAACCGTGTCGACTCCCCCGCATTGAACGCCTGACGCAATGCCTCTTCGAGCGGATTAAACGCTGCCTCTTCAATGAACATTGCGTCAATCGCGCCCGAGATATCGCCCTTTTCGAGCCGTTCAACGATTCTACGAAGGACAATGTTCGACCGGATATCATCCACGGCTGCCATGAAGGCGGCGCGCAGGATCGGTTCATATGTCGCGATAAGAGCTTCAAACCGTTCGCGAGGCGTTAGACGTTTAAGCACGTGCCTGCAACTCCCAATAAACGACGGTTCCCGCTGGATTGAGCGGCTTCGCCTGGACAATCGTACTTAAAATCCCGCCGATAATGACCTTATCGGTTGTCGTCGGCCGGATCGTCAGGCCCTTCGTTGCAACGTAAACCTTCTTGTCGGTCGACTTGATCAGCGTCCCGTCAACATCCTTTTGGTCGTAATCCAGCGCTACCAGAGTACACGGATAGTCCGTATCGCTCGTGCCCGGGTTCCATGGATCGCCCGATGTCTCGGTACGCCGGATAGCGCCTGTCTGGCCGAACTTGTCAATCAGTCGGTTCGCCGTTTGAACCGAGCGGGCATAGTTGAACTTGGCCATTTGGCACTCTCCAATGGATCAAATCCTCGACCAAATGCGTTGGAAAACATCGGGAACCGAAGGAGGACAACATGAACGTCGCAAACTTGCAGATCGAAGGCCTATGCCTCGCTATTGCCGCGATCAACCATGCTCTGGTCGAAAAAGGCATTCTGTCCCAAGTCGAGTTAGACGACGCCCTCAGAAAAGCCGAAGCAACCGCTCGTGGGGATGATCGATTTGTCGAAGACCTCAATCCATCGAACCGCGATGCGATCTGCTTTCCGATCAGGGTACTTCAGATCGCCAATACGACTGGAGCGGAACGCCCGTGGAGCTTTACCGAACTCGCCCGCCTGGTTGGCGAAACCAAGCAGCCCTATAACGATACTGA